ATTTGCTACAGTAAAAAGTTGTGCGAGGTGTTCTCCTTCTCCACCTGCGCATACGGGTTGAGCAGACCAGCCTTTCGGGGCTGGTTCTGTTCCCCGTGTTTTTAGTCAAAAAAATCTTTTAATTTTTTTTTGAGCCTTATTTTGTAAGCGTTTGCCGAGTTGTTTTTGACTGTTTTCGTTTTTGCTGATTTGACAATCTGATAAACTGTATATGTCGGAATAAAAACCGATTAGTTCAAGAGGAGGACTAAAGATGATAAATCAAGAAGCAATACAAGAAGTTAGAGAAGCGATAGAACAGTTCGGTGTTCCGTGTTGGGTGGCACATATCAGTTATCCGATTCGCAGCGCAGTTCCGAAAGAAGTGAAAAGAGAATTGTTAGCGACAGCGAAAGTTTCGCAAGGTTGGTCTAAACAATTTGATGGACAATTTGTTTTCGGAAGAACACGAACAGATGACCGAGAAAACATTTTGGAATGGGCGAAAGAAAATGTTTTCCAAATGGTGACAGTCAAACAAGTTGCAGAGGCTTGCGATGTCGCTGAGAGTTGTGCGAGACGCACGATGAATCTTCGCCCAGATGTATTCAAGAAGTTCGGTAAAGAATATGAAATCCGTGATGCAGATGCAGATCGGAAAGCACAGAAGAAATAATCAATACAAGTTCAAGAGGAGGACTTATGGCAAAGCAAGTTAGATGGAAGTGCGAGGTATGCGATGACGGGTTGCTCGCACCGTCAAGACCAAGAAGGAATGATGTGCGTAGATATTGTCTGCCGTGTTCAGCGAAGCGAGGCACACTTGTTGAGCGGATAGCACCAGCGTTAGAGAAGAAGCGAGAACAACGAGCAGCGTTCGTATCGCAGAAGGTCAAAGAAAAGCGACAGCGAGAACGAGAGAAGCAACTTCCATCAAAACAGCAGGCTCGCATTGATCGTTTGCGAAAGCAGATGATTACAAATGAGGCTGAGCGAATCTGGAAATTGATGCAGCCGTATCACAAAGGTAAACGCCTTCCGCAGATTCATATTGCTCGTGGGAAAAATTGGGGCAGTCAATATGGACACGCCAGATCAGGGTGGAATCATATTCAAGTTAATGTTGATCGTGATCAATCGGTGCAGCGAAGCAAACGAGTGTGGGAAGTTTTAGCGCACGAACTTTGTCACTGCGCCGTGCCACCAACACGCCGATCAGATAAGACCAGAGATGTTCACTCACGAGAGTTCTATCATTGCCTGCGAGATGTATGGCAGAAGCGTTGGGGCTGCGAGATATCGTTTGCGAAAGTTTCTACTTGGGGTTATTCAGTTGATCACATTATTCAAGATCAAGCCGAGTCAAAGATAGATTGGCTACTGCCGACAGTTGAGAAGCAGGCTTAATAACTCTGTAACACCCTTAAGTAATAATCAGATCAACATAAATAAAGAAAGAAGGACATAGATGGAACGAATACCGAAACCAAAACACGGAAGCAAAGAATGGCTGCTGACCAGATGGCGAGATGATTCAGGTAGGTGCGTGTTCGGGGCTTCCGATATTCCTGCGCTGATGAATGCTTCGCCTTACAAGACGAGAGCAGAGTTATTCGCAGACAAACTAAACGAGCCAGTTGAACAAGCAGAGTCAGCGATTTTTCGGCGTGGCAACTTGCTTGAGAAGCCGTTGCTTGAAGCAGCATCAGATGAATTGGGTATGGCGTTCTTTACGCCTGACACGATTTATCGTGATGGCAGATTGTCGGTGTCGCTTGATGGTGTTGATAACACGATTCAACCAGAGTTGATTATTGAAGCAAAGACAACAACACGATATTCAATTTATGATCAGAACGATTTGCCTACAGAGTGGTGTTGGCAGGGTTGGGCGCAACAAGCGGTGCTTGATTGCCCTGTTTGGTTTTCGGTACTTGACCGTGATCTAAAGATCAGTGTTGTTGAGTTACCGAAGAACGAAGCAGCGATTGACGCTTTGCGCTTGGAAGCAGAAATCTTTGGTGAGTGGGTTGATAATAATACGCCACCACTTGATGAGATTAATAATTTTAGCGCAGATGATATTGCTCGCATCTGGAAAGCGACACCAACGATGGTTGAGTTAGATGCGACAGCAGCGCAGTTGGTTATTGATCTTGAAAAGGCACGGGCAACTTCTAAAGAAGCCAGTGATGCTGAAGCGAGAATTAAAGATGCGCTTGCTCAGTTGATGTTGAATCACGAGATCGGAATGTTTAACGGACAGAAGATTGTTTCGTGGCAACAGCAGGCAGGTAAGACTGCGTTGGACACAGCAAGACTTCGTGCCGATCACCCAGAGTTAGTTAAGCAATATGAAAAGCAAGGTAATCCCTATCGTGTGATGAGAACACACAGAAAGAAGGTTAAGTAATGAGTAATGAAACAGAAGCATTACTGCTTAAAGCAGTGTTAGAGCAATACGCAACACCCGACCCGAAGATTGTTGGAACGATTCCACGCAACGGAATCAATCTCGCATATGTGAGTCACGCAGAAATCACTCGCATCTTGATTGAGATTGACCCGATGTGGAACTGGCAGCCTGTCGCTTGGGTTGATGGCAGACCAGCAATACACGAAGCAAACGGTGTAGCGACAATGTGGGCGACACTCACTTTGTTGGGCAAGTCGCTTGTCGGTGTTGGTTCGGTGCGATCAGACAAACCTGATCTAGATAAAGAACTTGTTGGTGACTTTTTGCGGAACGCTGCAATGCGATTCGGTATTTGTTTATCGCTTTGGTCTAAACAAGATTGGGAAGCACCACGCAACAATGTGAGCAGCGTTTATACGAGTTACCCGATGAGTCAAGTTGAGGCTGAAAAGAGCAAACAGGCGCACCCAGCGAATGTCCAACTAAAAAACAGCGTTCCAGTTGCGTTGAGTGATGAGCAAATAGAGCAAGCCTTTACTACACCCCAGAAATCTACAGCGAAGATCGGCAGCCTGATATCGGATAAGCAGAAGGGCTTGGTGTCATCATTAGCGAAAGAAGTCGCTGATGGTGATATCTCTGCGATATTGAAACAACAGTTTGACAAAACAAACTTGAACACACTGACAACTAAAGAGGGTTCTGACCTGATCAAACATTTAATGGGTATGCGCCAGAAGAAAACCGATGAACAACCCTTCTGAAGAATTACAGATGGCGTATGAGTTCGCTATCGGTGTCGTTATTGATTGCGCTCGCAAGGTCGTGGTCTTTGATGGCACAGATAGACAGTCGCTTGATGATTTGCGTGAAGCGATATTCAAATTCGGTGAAGTAAACGATTTGATTTCACAGTTTTATAAAGGAGAGTTATGAGTCGTGAGCATTGGTCTGATGACGCAAAATGTAAAGGCAAACCAAGTTCTATTTTCTTTCCACCGTTTTCGCATTCAGATAATCGCTGGCTAATGGCTAGAGAAATCTGTGCAGGCTGCGAAGTGAGAGAGCAGTGTTTGTCTTTGGTGATGCGGTTGGAACATACAGATGATAAGTGGGGTATGTTTGGTGGGCTTACGCCTGAGGAACGCCGAGAGTTAAGGAGGCAGAAGGTATGAGAGCGAAAGCGAAGTTGTGTGCTTGCATTCCGAATCGTGCGTTACCGCAGAAACCTGTGTGCGGTGAGAAACCAGATGACGATGATGAATGATGATCGCAAAGGTGAATGTCAAGGCAACCGAGACAAATGCAACCTTAAAGATTGCCCGAAGTTCGGCACACTTGGCAGACCAGCACGAGATGGCAACAGGCGTGTCAAAGGCTGCTCAGACCCGACAGCAAGAGGTAAACGCTCACGAACAAAAGGCTTAAGCAAGCAGCGCACCGCTCGGAAGCGTCTAGGTGTAGCACCTTCACACAAGTTTGGTGACGGTAACGAGGAACGCTGGCAAGATGTTTTGTTCGCTAACGAAGTAAAAGCAGGCAAGCAGATCGGCGCAGCAGTTACGGCGTGGCTTCGTATAGAGGCTCAGGTGCGTTCTAACGAGGCTGATTACGGTTCTTTGCGTAAACCTACACGAGCGATTTTGATGCCTGACGATTGGGGCAGCGAAGGGCTTGTGATGATCAGGTTAAGCACTTGGGAAGAACTTGTGCGACCAGCGATGCACGAATACTACGAAGGAGGACAATGATGGCTTTTGATTATGTGAACGCATTTAAGCAAGGTGGTAATTGGTCAAAATATGTTGCTGGTGTCTTGCAAAGCAGAGGAGTGAGATGTTCTGCACCAGACATTCAAATTGCTACAACAACTGCTCAACGAGAATATATGACAAGACACGAACAGGACATCATTTTTGATTGGAATAATGAAGCGTTAGAAGTCAAGTCATCTAGTAGAGATTTCACGAATGATTGTTTGAATTATCCTTATCAAAGTTTGTTTGTGGATACGGTTTCTAGTTTTGATAGCAAAATAGTTAAGCCTTTGGCTTATGTATTTGTGTCACAAAAAGCAAAAGGTTTAGTTTGTATTTCACCTAAATCAAAAAATCATTGGAGGAAAGTTCAGGCGTTTGATAAGCAACGCCAGATAAACGAGTTGTTTTATAGCGCATCAAAAGATTTGTTGATTCCTTTTGACGACCTTGTAAATCATTTACTTCAACATCAGAAAACAGCAGAGTGATTATGAGCAAGGTATTTAGTCAAGAACACTACGAGCAAGATGATTGGGCAAAATACCAGATCATTGAATGGCTTGAGCGCAAAGGTTATAAAGCGTGGGTGAACCCTGACAAGTTTGGTATAGATATTTTG